TGGATTATCAGTTAAGCAAGCCAAAGCATTGTCTGAATTTGTTGACTCGTATACAGAATCACACAAACAGCAAATGCAAACGGCAAACGAAGAAGAGCTTGAACGCAAAGCAGAAAAAGACCGTGAAACATTAAAGAAAGATTGGGGTGCAGAATACGATTTAAATTTGGAAGTTGCACGCCAAGCGGTTGCAGACTTCAAAGAAACACTTGGTTTGGACGGCGATGTACTGGATAAACTTGGTGATACGATTGGGGTTGACAAAGCGGCAAAAATATTCTATTTATTAGGTAAGCAAGCTGCGAATGATGGGTCAAAGAATTTGGCTAATTACGCAAGCAAGTCTGGTGGCGAAACGGCTGAGATTGCTTCGTATAAGGTTAAAGAAATGTACAACGACCCAGAGACCGCAAAGAAAATTATGGCTGGCGATGTGAAGACGATTAATGAATTGAATCGTTTGAACAAGATAATTGCTGAAAGCAAAGGAGTTAAATGATGGCGATTGAAGTAAAAGTTTTTGATATTGGCACACCAATTTGGTTTTTTGATGTTGACGCACAAGAACCAGTTGTGACAAAAGACATTGTATATGGGTCATTTGTAAACATTGAATCTGGTGATTTGTATTATTATACAAGCAACCACAAGGTACCGGCTTATGCTATTTATGAATTCGAGGAAGAAACCAAAGAAGCGTTGGAACGTTTCTTGGAATATCGCAAGTACATTTCTGAATTGCAAAAGAAAGCTGACGATGCACGTGCGACATTGGGTGGCATAAATCTTAAGCAATATATTTCTGACGTTTGTGCTTCGATGAGTCCTTCTTTGAATAAACAAGTTGAATTTGAAACAGAAGGTACAGAAAATGAATAAGAAAACATTTGTTCGTGAAATTTATTTCAACAAGAATGGCTCGTTACGGTTTTCTGAATTTCAATCGAATGTAAAAATATTCGTTGATACTGTGTGGCAACGCAGTAAAGAAGAAAACGCGAAAGGGTTTGAGTTCTTTGCTGATTTGTGGCGCGACAAAGATTTGAAGCACGTTGGTGCATTCGAAAAGAGATTGGCGGCTTCCGCCCCTAAACCTACTAAGGAAGCGGCCAAACAAGACAAGAAATCCAAAACAGAAAAAGTTGAGGAATAATTGTCAAAGGTCTCCGCATTTTATGCGGAGATTTTTCTTGCATACAAAAATAAATTGTGTATAATGCAAATAAAAGAAATGTGAAATTCGCGTTTCTGCAACATAACCCGGCCGAAAACAATTGTGTGAGAAGCGGTTGGAATTAGGACGGACGTTGACATTAAAGACATTGCTGGCGTGGCCCTCAACCACATAACCTGCGTAAATGTTTGAGCGATAAAGTTTAACAAACAATAACAAAGGGAAAACAAAATGGCTATGAGTGCTTTTGAATTGGCGACTTTAGCCCAGCAATACACCGGTTTGATTAAGCCAGTTGTTCAGCAGGGTGATTCCCGTACTGCTCGTTCTACAGAATTTAAAACGGGCTGTGTTGGGTTGGATATTCAGGTCGTTGATTACGTTAATAAAGTTAGTGCCCGTACAATTACGGACCCTATCACTATTCGTTCTACTGTGATTGATACACAGCAAGCGGATACTCGTTGGTTACCGCGTCCGGTAATCATTGAACACACGGATGTGTTCTATATGGAATCGCAATTGTTGCGCTTGGTTGATATCAAGTCTTCGTATCGTGATGCCACAATTAAAGAATTCAACCGTCAGAAGGATATATTCTTCTTGAAGGCGGCTGTTGGTTCTGCAATAACCAGCATTAACAATGTTTCTGGTGGAACCCCAGCGAACATCGTTTCGCCATACAGCACAGTGGCGTTGCCTGCGGCAAACCAAATAACTGCGACATCGTCTGATACAGTGTCTTCGTTGTTGAAGGATGTCCGTACATTGTTCGAAAACTTGGACGTTGATTTGTCGTCGGAAAAACCTGTCGTTTACATGCCGGCTGCGTTTGGCCGTCTGTTGAATGACGATACCCAGTATATCACCTGGAACACTTCTGGTATGCAGCCATTGGCAACTGGTGAATACAAAGACTTCTTGGGCTTCACGTTTGTTCTGTTGTCCAACGATGTATTTACTGGTGCAAGCCTGGCAGACACAATCGTAATTGTGTGTGGCAAACCAGTTATGACCGGTATCTGGGAAGATATCAACACGACAATTGGTATCCGTCATGATTTGGACGATGCGTATCAAGTTAACACCAAGATGATGTTGGCTTCTACTCGTCTGGATGAATGGCGTGTTGCCACGGTTGATTTCACCGCGATTAAATAATTAATGGAGTTCTGCGATGTCGAACACACTGACACTGACTGATATTGCTAATATGGCAATTGATTGGTGCGGAGGTGCACTGAGTATTCAGAGCATCGACGATGCGCAAAATCCACTTGCAGTTATTTGCAAGCGGAACATGCCACAGTGTGTTCGTGCAGAACTCGATAAGTATGAATGGGTTTTTGCACGCAAGTTTACAAAAGCAGTTAAGGTTGATTTAAATACTCACCCTGACGCAGAAATAAAGGGATATATTGCGTATCATTTGCCTCAAGATTTTTCGCGGTTGTCGATGTATTTCTTTGACGATTTCTATGTTTATCGCACTAATCAATATCAATGGGGACACAATTATTTCTTGACATCTGATTATTTGTATACACGTCGTGAACTAGACACGATTCCGTATGCAAGCAATAAGGTGCCAATTTCCAAATGGCATTCGTTGTTTTGTGATATTGTTGCAATTGCGTTAGCCGAAAGAATCGCCGGAAAAGTACAAGGTCTGGATGCAGATGTTAAGTTTCTGAACAGTTTGTACAAGGACAAAAAAAGAGATGCACGTAAGTTGGATTTGATTCAAATGGAAGCAAACCCGACTGGACGTAGTGATTCTCAACAGGCGAGGTTATCTTACATTGGCGGTCTCATATAAAGCAAATTTAACAACAGGATTTAATGGCGGGGAGCTGTCACCAGCCCTTGCTGGTCGTGTTGATATTGATGATTACAAGTTTGGAGCTAGGTTAATTGAAAACTTTATTCCAGAAACACAGGGTGGATTAAAAAAGTTTTATGGCACCGATTTTGTTTCTAAAGTCACAATTCCAAATGATTATTGTATTGTTCCATTTCATGGTGGTGACACGACATTGTTTTTGTATCTTCACGATGGTGTAGTTGATGTTGTCGCTGGTGGAGTGTTGTATAACACCGATATAACAATTCAATGTTCTGGTTTAGATAAATTGCGTTGGTGTCAATTAAATGATGAAATATATTTTGTTCATCCAGACACAAAGCCATTTATTATAAATTATCTTGGTTATAATTCGGACACAGAGAAATTTGAATTTGTTGGTGGCGAATTAGAATTTAAAGATGTTCCATATTTTCCACTTGGTTGGAAAGGAAACTATCGTGGAACAATAACAACAACACCGTATAATGCAGCGTCGACAGCAGCGTCTGGCACAATACGAGTGTCTTCTACTGCAGGTTCCGAAACTAGATTGCAGATGCCGGATATAGTTCGTGGTGTTTCTGGAAGTGTTAATTTGTTTGGGACACACAAAGGGTCATCTGACAATTCTGGGTTTGGCACAACAACAGTACAACTTGTAAGGATAAGAAACAATGTTGAATCCGTTGTGTTTAGTAATACAACCGGTACGACAAAGACAATAGCTTATTAATCATTGAGGGAAAAATGGCACCGTCAATTCACAATCCACCAACAGTTAATTACTTATATTATAAGTCGTTGAGCCAGGATGACGTTCTTAATATTTTAAAAACAGAATTTCCGTCAGCAAGAATTTCTGGTGGAAATCTTGTGTTTGATGAAATACCTTCTGGTCATCAGGCTGGTGATGAATATGCAATAAGAATTATTCAGGGCGACACAGACAATGCTGGAAGAGAAGCACTTGTGCGTGTTGGCAATGTGTATTATGAATTGCATAATCATTATGATGGTTTTACACAAACTGGAGAATTTTCAGAACCAGATATATATAATGATGAGTACACTGACACAAACCTTGAGGGACGTAAGATTAAGTTTTTGTTACAACCCGGTGTAAATGTTCAGGTTTGGTCAGAAGGCATTGTTGTTGCGATTGATACAATTGTTTATTCTGATAATAAATATTATCGTGCGGATTCTGCTGGCACAACAGGAAACGTACAACCAAATCATACATCTGGTACAGTGTCTGACGGTGGTGTTGATTGGACATATTTACACGCAGGAAGTGCGACAGCAACGATTGTTTCTGTTGAGGATGAGCATAATTTAATTGCTAATGTCGATGGTGAAACATTGCCTATTTTGCAATCAGGTCAGGCTTCATATACTTGGAAATATTATCAATGGTCTATGTGGGGATATAAACAGCGTTATCCAAATCAGGTGTTCTTTTATAAAGGACGGCTTGGGTATTTTGTTCAGACAGTTGGATATGGTTGTTGGTTAAATTTATCTAAGTCAGATGCGTTTAATGATTTTGGAACAGAAACATTTGGTGAAAATTTAGACACAGATGCAATTATTTCTGTTGTTACAGGTCATCCTGATAATAACATTAATTGGGTTTTGTCTGGCGAGCGGTTGTATTGTGGTTCTTATTCTGGCGAATACAATGTATCAGGAGAAAAGAATGGTCCAATAACGCCGATAAATGCAAACATACAAACAATATCAACGATTGGTGGTGCGCCTGTTTCTGCGTTAAAGTTCCGTGAGTTGAATTTATTTGTTGCGGCACACAGCAATGAAATTTATTCGATTAGTTATGATTACACAACGGATGATTATGTTCCAACTGATATTGGTATTATGAGTTCACATTTGCTGAGCGAAAAGATTACCCGTTGGGATGCATTGAATAACGAAGATAGAAATATATATTTCCATACGCGTGAAAACAATGTTAATTTAATTAATTATGTTAAGGACACAAAGGCACTTGGTTATTATCGTTTAAATCTTAATGGTGAAATATTAGATTTGGCATCGAGTAATACTGGTGAAAAATCAGTAATGTGTTTCTTGGTTAAACGTGGTGACGTGTATACAATAGAGTTGTCGTCAAATGACAATCCAAGATATATGATTAATTGTCACGAGTATATACTTGAAGACCCAACAGAAACTGCAACAGCAATGGATTTGATTGGTAAAACAGTTTGGGTTAAAAATGTTGAAACTGGAGAATTTTACCAAACAGATGTTGATGCTCTTGGTGTTTTAAACGCTAAGCGTCCTTGGACACATTTTATTATTGGTCTTCCAATGGTGTGTACGTTTAACGGAAACCCAATGGCTGGTGAAAAACTTGAAGGCTTGCAACAGAAATCGATGGCGTTTACAGTGCGTTTGCGTGATAGTGGTGCGTTTATGTATGGTACAAGCCACGACTTCGATAAATATTATAAGTATAATTATTGGGACAGCTTAGATGCGCAACAGTATGGCGTTTCACATAAGTTGATTACAGGCGATATAGAATTGCCAACGCCAAGCGGTTATATGCAATCTGGTAATATTGTAAGTACAAAATACCCAAACAACACTGGTGTTGCATTGAATTTGAAGTGTGAAACACCAGAACCGTTTAATTTATTAATGATAAGCAACGTATATGTATAGTATTGAAGTGGCAACTTTGGACGATTATAAAGAAATAGCGGCATTTGCTACAGAATCTGGCAAGCCAGATTATCAAATGTTGAAGGGTTCGATATTGTCAAAGCTTATTATTGACGGTGAAATCATTGCTTTGGCTGGGTTTAAGGATATGTTTCTTCCAGATGACGACGGAAACATAAAAGAGTGGCGTGTTTTAGCGTGTATGTTTCGTCGTGATGTTAAGAAGCACACAAAAACAGTGGTTAAGGCTGGTCGTGAGTATCTTAAAACAATATCAGGAAAGCCGATATTGGCGCTTGCTGTGTCTGACAATAAGGTGTTCACAAGATTTATTGAATTTATGAAGTTTAAAGACACAAAAGAACTTGTAAAATCTGAAGAGTCTGATATAATGTATCGTATGTATGTGAGGTTGTAAAGAAATGGCAGAGCCCGTAACAACTTTTGCAGTTATTAGTGGAGCGATGGGTGCAGTGAGCAGCATCGTTTCTGGCATTAATGAATCGAACAAGAACAAAGTTGCAGAAATGGAAGCGTTATATAACGCGAAACAGTTTCGCAACGATGAAAGGCTTGCTCGTTGGGAACGAGCGATGGCTATTGACCAGCAATTGTCTAAAGGGCGTAAAGATATTGCTACAGGTTATGGCACAATGGTTGCCAGAGGCAATTATGGTTCATCTGCTCAGTCGCAAGTGTTCGGTTCTACATTGAACTTAATGAAGGACATATCGGCAATACAGTATAAATATGATAACGAAGTTGTTCAGGAAGAAAATCAGGCGCGTGTTCAGGAATATAACGCAAAACAATATCGCAAGAATCGTGGCAACGCATTATTGGGTAGTTTCCTTAACGTTGGAGGCAATGTTGGTGGTACATATTTGTGGGGCTGGGATAAAGGACTTTGGTAAAGGTGACAACTAATGGCAGAATTACATCCTAATCAAATACCATTTCAGGCAGGTCGTACAGCAAAAGCAAATTTTGTTGCACCGGAAGACTATTTGTCTCGTCCGTTGGCGCAACTTGGCGAATTGTCTGAGCAAACAGCAAATACAATTGCTGCATATAAAGACAATCAGTTAATAAAACAGCTTGAAGATATAGATTTAGAAACACAAAATGCTATTAAGAACGAAAAATCATTAGATGCAAATTATGATTACATAGCAAATGACGCTGTTTCAAAGTGGAGGTCGGCTCTTAATAGTGCAGATGAATCAACGCGTGAAAGATTTTTAAGGAACAACCCATATGCTGCCGAAGAATTTGAAATTGCTGTTCGGGCGAAAGTGTTAGAAAAACAGCAAAAACAAATATATAATCGTTCTAAATTAGATATTGCACAGTGGTCGTCGCAAATAGTCAATGCACCAAAGGACCAGCAAGCTGCAATGCTTGAGTCAAAAAGAATAGCAATACAAAACCTTGGGCTTCCAATTGAACAAACGGATGATTTGTTGTTTTCGTTGCAATCTGAAGTTGACAATTATCAAATCGCATATGCTATTGCAAACAATGACTTTGAAATGGCAAAAGATTTGCTAAGGAATGGGTTGCCAACTGTTGGTGCGAGCGGAAAAGCTTCTTATTGGAAACAGTTGCAGGATGCAATTGAAAAAGAATCAAGTCGTAAAGCTGCGGAAGAGAAGGCGTTGTGGGAAGCTAAGGAAAACGGAAAAGATGTAAATTCTCAATACGTTCTTGAATTGCATGATTCTTATTTGCAGAATGATAATTTAGAAGCGGCAAGGCAAGTTCGCGAAGCATATTTTCATGGATTAGATATACCAAGATTTGACAAAAATGGTCATCTTATTGAAATAATTCATAGTTCTGATGTTGCTCCGACAGCAAGACAAAAATTATTTGGAACAATGTTGACTGCAGCTAATCAGGCTCCGTCGCGTAATCAATATCGTACAGATTATTTAACTGATTTTAACAGGCTTAAAAGTGGTTTGATGTCTCCGGATGGGTCTTTGAACTTAGATTCTGATGAATATATAACGCCAGAACAGTATGACTTGGCGTTGAAATTAAAAAAAGACAACACCGGTTGGGACATGTTAAGCGACGCAGAACGAGTGTTTGTTGATAATGTGTTGCGAGGATATGGAACATCAGGAAGTACTTCTTATTTAGACCTTAATGAGAATGCACAATTAATGGCACATTCTTTTGGTGCTGATTATAATAAAGTTAATCCTGTAACTAATTTTAAATCGTTATTAAGTATGTACAATAATCCGGCAAATCAAATTGTTTCTGCTTTGTATGATGATTCTACATTGACTGGACGAGAAGTCGATACAATAAATTATATTACAGGAAAATATAAAAAAGAAAAGTTTCGTGGCGACTGGGAATTAAAACGCGGGACTCGTTCTGACGCACTTGTTACATTGTTTGGTATTATAGCGACACAAAACAATCCATATGGAATGAAAGATGTTGGGCTTAACAATGTGACTCGTGAGAATTTTGAAGAAAATTTAATTAGATATTTAACACAAATGAAAAACGGTGGATTTTATGAAGCACCTGCTGATTATGAAGATTTGATTTCTGATTATAAAAATCTTTATAAAATGACAACCGGGTTTCAGTATGTTGAGCCAGAATCGGTTTCTGGTTCCGTGACACCAAGATTACAAAAGTATGCTGTGTTAACAATGCAAGCAGAACAAAAGAAAGATTCATATGACGAACATTCTTATAGCGGTAAGCTTCCGCGCGATGAAAGCAGAAACACGGCATTTGGTATAACATCTGTAACAGAAGATGGTAGTTTATATAAAATAAATAGACAGGCTCAACTTGACCGAAGCAGACAAAGGGCATATAATTTAGAAAAAGATGTTGTGTTAGAATCTGAAGGCGTAAAAATACCAGATGATTATTTTGAACGCCGTGAAAAAGAGCGCGAAAACTGGGCAAAAACATTCGGTAAAGATGTGCTTGGGTTTTCTGGTCTTGTATTAAACGATTCTGAAAAAAATAAATAGGTGTCGAAATGAATGAAGAAACACTTTTAGAACAAACAGATAATGTATTGTCTGGGTCACCGGCGACGGTTGCTTCTGGAACTAAAGCATTTATATCTAAAAAAAGAGAATCAATTGAGAGCGAAGACAATGCGCCGAGTCAATTAACACCTAAAGAAAACAAGGACGATGGTTCTTTTGTTAATACAACAAAGGGTGCAGGTGGTACAACACAACATATAAATACGGGCTTCCCAGATTCTGCGCAACTTGTTCCTTCTGGTGGTGACGCATATATTGGTGGTTCTGTTTCACCAAATAGTTCGGTTCGTGCATCTATTAGACCATTGACCCAGTATGCAGCCGACCCATTTTGGCTTGAATCTACAGATAGGTTCGCACCTGTTGGTCCCTGGACTGCAGAATTATCAATATTGAACAAGCCAGTTAAATTGGACACAACTGACCCAGCGAAAGCGGCGTGGCAAATTGCAACACAGTATCAGGGCATACCAGATGATGACTTCTTTGGTTATGAATATTTACCACCGAAAGATTTAAAAGAATCTTGGTGGTCATCATTTATGGGCGATATGGCAAAAGGAGTTGCTCACGTAATTGCGGATTCGCCGTCGTCTTTGTATGGGATGTTGCCTACAGAAGGCGGGATAGAAGAGTCTAAAAAAACAGCAAAACAAGTCGCAGAAGAAAATCGTTCTGGCAATGCTGGTTGGGGTAAAGCAATAGATTGGCTTGTAAAGCGTGCACAAGCTTATGTTGATTTTTCAGAAAACTTAGAACCACTTAATAGAAGTCGTGGTGCTGAAATAGCCGGGGTTGCCGGAAGTAGTTTTGCTAGTTATGCCCCAGTTATTTTGACAGCTGGTTTGGGCAAGGCTGGTGTTATTGCTGGTCGTGTAATGGCTTCTATATTGGCTGCAAGCGACACATTGTCAACAAGAGATTCTGTTTTAAAGCTTGGCGGTACAGCAGAAGAAGCACAAAAGGCAAGCTGGAAACACCTTGGTTTTATTGGTGCTACAGAAGCTGCGTCTGGTATTGTTGGTAAAGCTGTAAATGGGGCACTTGTTCGTGCAGCGATTAATCGTGGTGCTAGTCGTGCACTTACACAAACCATAGGTGCTTTTGGTGGTGCAGCAATTGGTGGTACTTTGGATGCTGGAGTAGAAGCAATTCAAGATATTTATGGCAATATAGCTGCCGGTCGTTCTGGGTATGAAGCTTTGTTTGGTTGGTCTAGAGAAGACTGGAATACATTTTATGGAACATTATTGCTTGCTGCATTGAGGATACCTGCTGGTGGTGAAGCTCGTGCGGCTGGTCGTGAGTTTGATAAAGTTGCAGATGTTGATAATGGTTATTTGGAACTTGCTGCTAATTTAAAGAAAAATCTTATTGACAGTGCGGAAAAGAACGGTGTCGTTGTTTCAGAAGAGACAAAAAAACGTTTAGATAATTTAATTCTTGAGATTTACCGTAATCCAGAAGCGATTATTGATGAAGACATGCGCAGTGTTGCACAAGGATTTTATGACAAGATTAGCGGTTTAGACCCAGATGTTGTAGAAAAGGCTAGAACACTTATTGACGCGGGTCGTGGCGATGAGATATCAGAACAAGCAATGGCTGAGTTTGATGAACGTGTGCGTTCGCAACCTTGGTTTAATGGTCTTATGCCGAATCAACAAGCTGCTGTTTTGGGTGAAATGCGTGGCATGGCATATGTTGGTGCATTCTTTTTTGGTCAAGACCCTAAAACGATTAAAATACCAGACTTAGTGTCTAGAAGCGACTTAGGCGTTGAGGTTGGCGGTTTTGCACCATTGAATAATCTTGTTGTCATTAACCCACAAACGTTTGGTATTGGATATGGTGAATCACCATATAATCGTTTTATTCCACGTGGCAAGAAAACAGATGAATATTCTGGGAATGTTAAAGACCCATTAAATGTTTTATTGCATGAGTTTTCGCATGCAAATGATTGGAACATGAAACAACAAACAGTCAATGATATTGTTGAATTTATTAAGTGGTATACTGCTGCAATAGAAGAAGTATTTGGCAAGAATCGTGCCGGTGCAGTTGCAGAAGCAATGTACAACAACGCAAATGACCCGCTTATTAATAATGATATGTTTCGTGTTTGGGATAGACACAATGGTGCATATACAGATGTTGGTAATGTAACAGAAAACAGAGCACAAGCAGTCGGGAAATTGCTTGGTAAAGCAAAAGATTACATTGGTTTAACTGGAAAACCAGGACAATATATTCAAGCGGCTCACGCAATAATGAAGGGGTACGATGAGGTAAATCCAATTGCGGGTGGTATTTCTGAATATTTGCAAGCGCTTAAGGATTATGTGAAAGCAAATTCTGCTGTTATAAAAAGAATACAAGACAGTGTTCCTGCAGAAAAAATGCGTTCGGCTATACGTTCTTATATGGGCGGGAATGATACAATTGATTGGTATGGGATAACACCAGAAACACTTGAAGAATTTGCAAAATCTGCAAATGCTCCGCTTGATTCAGATGCTCTTGATTATGTAACAAGGGCACTTGGTGAAATTGAATTGAGTGATTTTGTTGATAAGGCTGTACAAGAATGGGATGAAGCGTTTGGTATAAGACCTCGTACAGAAACAGAACAAATTGTTGATGAGCGTAAAAACGAAATCGATGGTGGTCTTAATCCAGAAGAAACATATCCGCTTGAAGATTGGTCTGATGACGATGAAGATGTTTCTAATACATTGGACTCTGGCATTCTTGAAATAAGAGATATGATTGAAAGCAGAAGGGGTAAAAGAAAAAGCGAATTCCAGAAAAAACTTGAAAAAAAGTTTAATGGCAAAACGCTTGCTGAATCAATGGATGATTTTGAAAAACATTTAAAAGAGCATAAGTTTGTAAAGACAGGAACATTTGTTGATTTTATGCGCGGCATACCATCATATTTGTCGGCTCTTGGTGGTGAAGCATTGGTCAAGGATTTTGACTTGGTTTCTCGTCAAGATAAGTACGTTAATGAAGTACAAAAAATGACTGATAAGTTGATGGTCAAACTCAAGTCATTATTTGGTGGCAGTGCTTGGAAGTATGAAAATTATGTGCGTGCAACTTCAGTTCCGATGTATGAGATTCAGTACACCAATCCAGTTACTAAAAAAAAGGAAACGCGTGTATTTAGTAAGCGTGAGTTGATGTCTGGTATTTTGTATGACGAACAGCCTGATTCACACGAAAGAATCAAGATGACTGTTTCTATTGATGAAATAAAAAAACATCTTGATGATTTTGACATAGAGTTTGCACATGTGTTGCGCGATTATTTGTACACTGATTTTAGAAAAATACCAGTTGGTGTTCGTGGAAGTGAAAAAGTTCCGGTTAATTATTGGCCGATAATGGATTCTTACGAACAAGAAAAGGGGCAGACAAGAATTATAAATGACATTGGTCGTAAAAATGTGAACGACCCTGTTGGTCTTGTTGATGTTTTAGATGTTATTGGGGCTTATATGAGTCGTGTTGCTGGAAGCAAATCTGGATATTTTGCAGCTATTCGTAGATTAAATTCTGTTTTGAATTATAATGCTAAGTCTGAACGCGTTAAACATATGACCCGTGCTGATGATAAAGAAAACGAACGTCTTGATAAACAGTCTGTTAGAATCACACAAGAGGTTCGCGAGCGTATTGGCAATGACCTTGAACGCTTGAATGCTCGTATAGACGATATTATATCGCATAAAAACGAAAAAGCTTTGCGCGAATCATTCGCGTCAAAAATTTCGAGGAACATGATTGGAACATTATTGTATGGAAACATCAAACAGTTTGCAATTAATGCTCCACAGTTTTTGTCGTTCGCTGGATATAAATATAATTCTTTGCCTGGGTATATGGTTGGTGTTGTTCGTGCATTATTGAATCCTGCTCGGTCAATTCAATTGGCAAATGAAAACGAAACAATTTCTGGACGTAGAAAACAATATAGATATTCAGAATATATGGAAAAAAATATGTCTGTAAATGCGGATAATATTATGACATATGTTTCTAATTGGGCAACAAAACATCATTTGACTCCAATTGAAGCACTTTCTGATTTAGTTATACATCTTGGAAATGTGTTAAAAAAGTTTCTTGCCTCGCCAACAATAATAGGTGATTATCTTGGTAACGTTATTGGATATGCAGCAAGTTATGATGCGGCGGTTAAAGCTCTTGGTTCTGAAGAAGCGGCACGCAAAGACCTTTCTGATTTTATAAACAACAGACAGTCGACAAGTAATCAGGCTGTGAAAGGGTTGATGGTAAGAAGAGCAAACCGTCAGGGTATGTATGGAAGTTTGTTCTCATTTACAGGTGAGCAAACTCAAAAGTGGGGGACCATCGGGCAAGACATCAATCGTATATTAAGCGGCGACATGCCAATTACTGAAGGCGTAAGAGATATTACTGCTCAAACGTTGACGATGGTTTCATATGTCGCAATACAGTCAGGGTTTTGGCTTGGTGTATTGTCGTCTGTGTTTGGTGTTAAGTTTAATGATGATGATTGGGAAAGAATTTATGACAATATAGTTCGTGAAACAATTGGTCAGATTGCAGGTGTGTTTGGTCCATTATCAAATATTGCACAATCAACACTTGATGAGATGTTCTTTGGATACAACAGAAATGGATTAAGCATTCCAATGTTATCTGAAATAGAAAAACAGACAAGGAATACAAAACGTGGTGAATTTGATGATGTTTTATATTCAATGATGTCAGCACTTGGAATAGTTGTTGGTTTGCCTCGTGCAATGTCTTCTGCTGAGGGGGTTGAAAAATATTTGACTAAATCTGGCAAGGAAAAGAAAGCTGGGTTGTGGCAAGCCGAAGGAAGAAGTGAAGCGGAAGCAAACCGTAGGGCTGGAGTTAAAACAAAAAGAAAGAAATAAGTTGATAATAAAAAACAAAATGGTATCATTAAATCATATTAGGAGCAGCAAATGATAAATACCGATAATTACAAATCAACATACACAACAGTTGCAGACCAAACAACATGGTATCCTGTAACATTTCAGTATGATTCACCAGACAATACGCCTGAATTGTCAGTAACAGTTAATGGCGATGTCCAAAATTATGGCGATGATTATATTGTTGGTGTCGGTGGCGTTCAGTTGACATATGAACCAGATGCCGGGCTGGAACTGGTTATACGCCGTAATGTTCCGCTTACTCAAGAAATAGATTTTCAAATCGGTATTATCGACCCAGAACAAATAGAACATGGGTTTGACCGCTCTGTTATGCGTGACCAAGAAATAGCAGACTATGCTGTAGAAACAAACGGCCGTGTTGAAGAAATAGAAAACACAATTAGTTCATATGGTGATGTTGTAACACACAATGTATCTGAATTTGCCACAGCTGCTCAAGGTGCAAAAGCTGATACAGCCGTTCAGCCTGGAGATAATGTAAGCGTATTGGTCAACGATGCCAATTATGTTGTTGCATCTGATTTGGCTACGGTTGCAACAAGTGGCTCTTATAATGATTTGTCTGACAAACCAAAATACGCTGCGTCTATTAGTTTGACAATCGACCCGTCAACATTTGTGGTTACGGCACAATTAAAAGACCAAGACAACAATAATTTAGGCACAGCACAAACGATTGATTTGCCATTAGAATCTGTAGTTGTTAGCGGGGCGTATGACGCGGCAACTAAAGAAGTTGTGTTAACATTGGAAGGCGGTTCAACAATTCGTTTTAGTGTTGCTGACTTGGTAAGTGGGTTGCAAACGGAAATTACATCATCAAATAAATTAGATGCCGACTTGGTGGACGACAGCAATTCTGCACATAAGTTTGTAAGCACGTCAGAAAAAACAACTTGGAACGGCAAGCAAGACACAATATCAGATTTAGCAACAATTCGCAGCGGGGCGGCAGCAGGTGCGACAGCGGTTCAGCCAGGTGATTTAGCAACAGTGGCTACTTCTGGAGATTATGACGATTTGTTGAACAAGCCAGATGCATTAGAAAACAAAGCAACAGGAAACGATTCTTTGACCATTTGTGGGACGGCGGCAACGAATATTCGTTCCGTAAATATTGGGTTTGGTTCAGTTGCTTCAGGTATGGAATCTGTTTCATTTGGTTGGATGTCCGATGCTAGTGCACGTGGTGCCGTAGCGGTTGGTGGCGGGGCTAAATCTTATAGCACCGATTCAATTAGTATAGGTAACTATGCTTCAACTAATGCTTTGAACGCTATTCAATTAAACGCATCTGGTGTACTTGTAGTTAACAATGACCCAAATACAGTTAAGGTCGCGAATACAAACGGCAATTTTGAGATTATGTCAGCAGATGGAACTATACCGGAAGACCGTCTGGCCGACACAACCAATGCGCAGCAGGGAGATGTCTTGACCTTGGATGCAAATGGCGATGCTGTATGGCAAGCGGGTGGTGGTGGTTTACCATCACAAACAGGACAAAGCGGGAAGTTCCTTACCACAGACGGAACAGATGCAAGTTGGGCAACGGTAAATGCGTTACAAAACGAATCAACTGGCGGTGGATTGTGGATTAAACAACCAGGAACATCAGCAAGCATAAGTGGTTCTGCGAGGTCAATTTGGACAACATATGGCTCCAATTCAAATAAGTTCCATATCGCTATTAGTGGTAACTACTCAACTGGCACTCCTGGCGATAGTTCTATAGCCGTTGGCGGTAGAGCATCAGGAAGCAACTCTGTTGCAATAGGTGGGTGGGCTTCTGGAAATGGTGCAATAGCAATAGGTTGGATTGTAAATAATACAACAGCAACTGGTAACAACTCAATAGCAATAGGGAGTTCCACCAGGGCTACCGCAGATTATGCAATACAAATAGGAACTAATCCATATTTGTTGAACACTAACCCCGATGCCAACACTTTTAAGGTGGCCAATGCCAACGGTAACTTCGAGATTATGAGTGCTGATGGAACAGTTCCAACAGCCCGTTTGACAAAGGTAAATACCACAGCGACATTAGCTGTGGCAGATTGGTCGTCAAACACACAGACGGTTAGCGTCACAGGAATGACCGCTGACGGCGTTGTTTTGGTATCGCCGACACCAGCGAACCAAAGCGCGTACACGAGTGCGGGAATCTTATGCACCGCACAAGCGGCTGGGTCGCTTACATTTACTTGCGTCACTGTGCCGAGTGCAGACATCACAGTAACCGTTGTAATGTTATAAAGGAGTGAACAATGCCAATTATAAACCAAGTTGTTAAAGGCGGTGGCGCGCCAGCACCAACTGGCACGATGTATATCATAAGCAACGGAACATACAATGTTGCTGATAAGGCAATTGCTAACGTAAATGTGCCAACAACAGCACCAGCACTGTATCGTGAGTTTCAGTTAGATGCAAATGGTGTTTTACAACCGAACACCACAACTACACATATTATGAATTTTACTGGTATGACGGATGTATCGGATTATGCGTTGGCATACGCATATCAAAATAACACCGCCGTTTCTGGTGCAGTTGATATGAGTGATTTAACCAGTGTAAGCGGAGGCAGTGGGTGCTATCGTATGTTCTTTGGCTGCACTGGGCTGACAAGTGCAAACTTATCTAGTTTAACCACGGTAAGCGGAGGCAATGCGTGCTATTCTATGTTCAATGGTTGCACTGGGCTGACAAGTGCGGACTTATCTGCTTTAACCACGGTAAGTGGAAGCAATGCGTGCAGTTATATGTTCTTTGGCTGCACTGGGCTGACAAGTGCAAACTTATCTAGTTTAACCACGGTAAGTAGTAGCTATGCGTGCAATTCTATGTTCTATGGTTGCACATCATTAGCAACGGTGTATATCGGTGGAACAACGGAAATAAATTTTGGAACAAAAACAAACCAGTTTGCTAGTATGTTCTCTGGATGCACACAAAACATAGACGTATATGCCCCTGCTGCGAGCCAAGCAAAGATTGAATCGTTCTCGGGCTATCCAAACTTTGGAGCTTCTGGCAATGTTGTATGGCACTGGCGTTCATAATTAAAGGAGCAATCTATGGCAAAACAAACTAAAATGAGCAAAACCGAAATCATAGACAAATGCGAACAGTGTGTCAAACTTACGGCACCGTTTGTTGCTGCGTTTATGGCAATTTGGGGATTTGATATTGCGGTTTACACAGCAGCGGTCGGCTTGGTGCTGATTGATATTTTGGAACTTGCAAAACTTTTTGTAAAATAATTCATTTGTCATTGGGCAGATGTAATACCTTGGCGTAAGCATGAAACAGTTGTTTACGCCATTGGTCATTTTTTGCTTGCATTATAAAAATTACATGTTAATGTGTGTTTCACAAAAGGGGTAAATAGTATGGTGAAAAAATCAAATAGTCCTAAGTTAGTAATTGAAGGTGTGCTTACTGCACTTCGTTACTTTCTTATCTTTATAATTTTAAACAATGCAGTTTGGATTGCTTCGTGTTGGAACAATAAACATTCAGGCGGAACCCAAATAAAAATGGTTCAAGATGGAACTGGGAACACAAGTTATACACAAAGTATAACAACACCAGAAACCAAATAAGAATCATATAAAGGGGAAGGCCATGGAAATTGTTACACATAAAATTATTTATTTCTTCTTTACGCACATATTCTTACGGCGTATTGGGAAAAAGTACCCAGAGTTTTTTGAAACTTGGGTTGGTGATTATGTCGAGAAGCCGAGAGACCGCAGAATTCTTATTATGCGTTACACAGGTAAGCACAAAATGACATTTACAGCGATTGCCGCAGAGCTTGGCGTTGATGAAAGCAACCTGTTTAAATACCATAAGCGGGCTGTGGAGTGCTTAATTTCTGCAGAATAATTACCTTTATTTAGACTCTAAAAAACATATGTTTTTTATCTTATAACTCTTGTGTGAAAACACAGGAGTTTTTTTATGAATCCATATCTTAATTATAATCCATACACTCAGCCATATATGGCACCACAAACAATTCAACAATTGCCACATCCGATTGAACCGAAAGTTGTCACGTATACTGTTGACTCGGCTGAACAGTTGTCGGGCATAACACCAATGCCAAACACCGTCTACCTCGGCATTTCTCGCGACGGTGGCAAAATCTTCCAGCGTCGTATGAACAACGACGGGTTAATGGAAATCAAAACGTTTGAACGAGTTGATGAGCAGACCAAGAAGACTGATATGCAGGAAATTCTTTGTCGTTTAGAAGCAATCGAAAAGAAATTAGGAGCGACAAATGAATCCACAAATGTTGCTTAATATGTTTATGAAAGGGCAATTCCAAAATCATCCACTGATGCAAACCGTCAATCAAATGATGGCTGGCAAGACTCCGGAACAGCAACGCCAGACGGTGTTGAATGTTGCAAAGTCTCGTGGGTTTGACTTGAATCAACTCCCCCAAGAACTTCTGCGTTCTGCCGGGTTGATATAAAACAAAGGATAAAACTATGGCAGAAGTAACACCAATGACACCGGCTGATATGAATGCGGTGTTAAGTGGTCGTGGCTACGGCTACGGCGACGGCTTTGGTTTCGGCGGTGGTTCTGGTTTGTTCGCAATCTTGCTTATCGTCTTATTAATGGGCGGTGGTGCTTGGGGAATGAACCGTGGACAGTTCGGGACTGAAGCAATTCAAAACCAAATGCAACAGGGCTTTGACAACCAAAACACAATGGCGAATCAAAGAGAAATCTTGGCTGCAGTCAACCAAAACTTCCATGATAACTTAAACGTTATCCAGGACAAGTATGGCGAATTGACTCGCGACATCTACGGGGTTTCTGGACAGGTCGCACAGGTGTTGGCTAACCAGAACGCATGTTGCTGCGACACCAAGATGTTGATACAAGAAACATCTGCACAAAACCGTTACGACGCATTGAAGAACACAAATGACATCAATGCTGTAACCATCGGTCAGACGCAGAAAATCTTGGATGCAATCTCTACAAACAAGATTGAAGCATTACAAGGTCGTGTCAACCAGTTGGAATTGAATAACGCTGTCGCAGGCGTTGTCCGTTATCCAACTTCGTATGCCTACAATGCGGGTCCATCGCCATTCTGTGGTGGCTGTGGTTGTGGCTGTGGCTTCTAACTCAATTGGGTGGGGTTTCCCACCCAAACTTAGGAGGTATAAAATGGCTTGTAACTGTAATCCAGACTTTCACAAAGGAACATCATTAAGTACTACTGGTGTGTTAACTGTAACAAATGCAGATAACATTGCTAACTTAAGTCCGTTCTTTTTGGTTTTGTGTGTGAATCCAAACAGTGTTATAACTGGTGTACCTGTAAATTACACGATGGTTATTAATGGTGCTACGGCTAACTTGGTAAACCGGTTCGGGTTGCCAATTAGCACAGACCGTTTAACAACTAGACACGTGTATCACGGAAGATATATTGTTCCAGAAACTGGTACGCCATACGTTATATTGTTAGACACGCCTTGTAACATTGCTTATGCATTATCAAGTGCAAGTGTTGCTGTTCAATCAGAAACTAATGGAGATTAATTATGACACACGACGAAAAGATGGCAATGCGTGACCATATGCATAAGATGGGCATGGTATTGCTAGACAAGGTACAACGTATGGTTGACTCTGGTGAGTTGACTACACAGCAAATGATGTTTGCTGCTGACATTCTTAAAGATGTTGCAGATTCAGAAAAGAGTTTAGCAAAAGCACATTGGTGCGAAAGCGACTCTGGTAC